GAACTAATAAATTTGTCTTCTAGGTCACTAAGAGTTAAACTGCCCAGATTGGTAGTAGCAATTTTAAGAAAATTTACCTTGTCATTGTACTGTACATTGCCAGGTATGACCATGCTACCATCTTTGAATAAATGATCTCCAACTTTACTTACCTGATTTTGCAGTATGGTCTGCAGTTGGTTCATTTCACGAGTCTGTACTGCTACTCCAGGGCGAAATAAAACTTTATGAAAGTTTTTATCCTCACTGAAATCGTCAAAGTATGGTGTCTGATTAAAATTCATGTTTTACCCTTGATTCTAGAAGTTTATAACTATGTTTATTTTTTCGTTCTGACCTGCACTGCGTGTTACTGGGCGACGATAATCCAGATACAGCATCTGACCCGTATAGGGTTGTATTTCTGGCACAGTACCTGTAATGCCTGAACTACTATCAATCAACTGACTATAACTGTTTGCAGTAATGGTGTCACTGGTATTAAATTCGTAAAGGTTAAAGCTACTAACTGTATCTATGCGAGTTGTGTCTATGCTTTCTGGAGCATCGGCATTGACTGGTATAATGTATTCCAAACGGGTTGTTCCGGAACTTTGGAATACAAACAACCCCTTGGCCAGGCTATTACTGCCTGTAATGGTATCATCTACCGTAGGTGCAACTGTTGCGCTTGAAGTCATGGTTAAAGTACGCAGAATACGACCCGAACTGCTGGTAAATAGTATACCTGTGTTACTGCTAACTGTCCAGCCTTTTGAGGATGAATATGCCAATGGGTTTTTAATAAGCGCAATGGTTCTAAAATCCTGATTTACAGGAAAATCATTTTGTTCATAGCCGGTTACTGTTCCTGAAATCATGACATTGTGTGCATGGGTTTCATACATGAGGTTGCTGCCATGGCCGCCCTGTGGTGCTATAATAGCGACAGCATTAGCTGTGGTGGGAGTACCACCGCCGGTTAGTACAACCTTGGCCCAGGTATAACCTCTGCCAGCATTGGTCACCGAAATACCTGTAATTCTTCCAGTACTGGTATTGGCTACGGCTGTAGCAGTTGCACCAGTTCCATCACCATAGATTACAACACCTGGTGTACCTGTATAACTAGCACCTGCACTCTCAACTGTTATAACATCTATGCCATTAATGGAACTGACACTGGTGGCAGCTATGTTAACTGGTATGTAGTTGGCTGTAATAAAGTCAGCATCGGCTGATGTAATGGTATACAGATACTTCCAAATATAACCGTCGGCAGTCTGTTGTGGTGCTGTTCCTGTGGTGGTTGGTTGTACAGTGCTTACAGTACCTGTGGTTGCTAGGGCATTACGACCATTGAAAAGACACTTGTACACACAGCCTGTTGAAGTAACATAGACTATGAAGTTACTGTCGCTGAGATCATAGTTGTTGTTTTCCGTAGGGCTGGCTGCATTCACATTGTGGCGATACATGTCATAACGAGAGCCACTGCTCCAATTATTTCTATTAATACAGAGACGTATGTTACTGCTATAAATTTTAGCAGCTGCCATGGCATCGCGCCACAGAGCAGTTTCATTAAGTACGTTGTCCACAGGGTTGGGTATGTTGGTGTCTGTAACTGTACCAGATGCCTGATTGCTAAACCGAGTACTAAGAGTGTCGGCCCAGCTCTGTGGTCTAGCCAAAACCAAATAAATGTTATCAGTACTAAATGTGCTGGCAAAACCGCTAGCTGCACTGACTCTAAAATTATGTGTTAAAATTGCCATGTTTGATCCTTATTTAATCTTATATTTATATGGTTCCAATGGTGGTTATGTCAATATAATCGTTGTCGGCAACATATAAAGTAGTGCCGCTGCTAACACTTACGTGTATGTTTACTACACCAGTGGTATCCTGATATCTAAACGAAGTAGCCCTTAAAGTATTAATGGCATAGCTGTTGTCAGTGGTTGGGCCCGTTGTTGCTCTGATTACCCGTACTGAAACACTGGTTTCAGGACCTGGACCGTATACGGTTAGACTAGTAGTCTGAAACTGCTGGCTGGCTGGCAGCACCTTAAAGAACGGAACACCGGCTGTTTGTAAATAACTGCTGACACTTACTAAATTACTAGTTACCCTAAATCCAGTTAATCCAGAACTTGTTCCTACAAATGCAGGACTTATTGTAATACTAGTATCTGAATCAATACTAACTACAGTATAACTAGTCACGTCAGGGCTAATAGCACCTAGTTTTATTAGGGTTCCAGTAGTAAGTTCTGAGGTAAACAATGTTCCAATACCTAACATACTAGTTGTATTACTTGTAAAATATAATGATCCAGTAAGTATTCCTGCTGATGAAAAATAAGTAAATCCTATAAATTGTGGAGTTATGTCAATTTCAGTATCACTAACAACGTTGACTATGGTGAAAGCCGTGCCTGTTGTAGTGCCAATACTAATAATGTTGTCGCGATTTAGGGATGTAAAGTTTGTACCAACACCCAGTAAACGGCTAACACTGCTGCCAAAAGTATTTTCAGGTCCCCAGACTCTACCAACTATGGCCGTGCTGCTTCGTAACGCCTGGGTAGTGGCTGGACTGACCGTAATCTCATTGTTGTTGGTTATGGCTGTAACCGTATAGGCCGTAGTATTAAAACTGTTTAGGAAATACAGACGGTCACCTACACTAAGATTAGTAGCAAAGTTTGCACCTATGCCATAGATGGTGTTGCTGCTTACTGATGTAAATATTTGTCCAGTTAAACTGGTGGATCCGTAGGTCCAGACGTTGCTGCTGCCACCCTGCCAGATATCGCCAGCCAGGAAATAACTAAAACCACCGTCTATGCTGTACTGTAATTTTAGATTTTCAGAATTTTCTGGTGTACGACCACCGTTGCTGGCATCACCTACCAGATATGAAACTTCAACATCGAGCTGACCAGTTTCGGTAAAGCTGGTGGTTGTTATAAATGGTGAGGTAATGACACCAGCTCCATTGAATACAAAGGCTGGTGACGCAAATACAAACGCAGTGCTGGTGTTGCTGGTAAAGCTAGTAGTGCTAACACTGGTGCTGACACTGCTCCAGCTAGCCACCAGTCCGGTGCTGGTAATGTTTACAGTATCAAAACTTTCGGCTATGCTGGTTGTGTACTGTTGTTCTTTGTCAATTTCTATGCGCATGGCCAGTCTGTCATAGCTTTGACCCCGCTGACCGTTATAGGGTTTAAATCTAAATATGCCCTGACTGCCGGTTATGTAGGCCGCGGAACTTATGGGGACTCCGCTGACTCGGGTATGATATACAATGCTGCTGGCCAGGCTACTGGTTGGTACTGGAGTTACCAGCATGTTGGTGTTGCTAAATAAATTGGTAATGACGTGTACAGTGTGAGAAGAATTCAAAGTGATTCGGTCGCCTTCTTTGAAGGTGCTTAGGAATGTAGTACCTGTTCCTACGAGCTGACCGGTGCTGCTGCTGATCACAACACTACCCGGTGTCTGTATCTGATACTGTACAGTACTTGAACTATGATAGTAATTTAAATCATCAAATCCCAGACTGTTGTTCAGTGCTATGCTCTTGTAGTTACGCTGAGCCTCATCATCAAAATACGGAACTATGGTGGCATTAGAACTTATTCTTAACACTATGGTGTTGTCTTCTTCACCACTGAGATTGCCCCGGCTGTTTTTACCATAGGTCAACAACAGTATCATGCTACCAACACTGGTAGAGTTTATGCTAGCCTCGGGGATCTTGTAGGTCATTACACCTGATGTAATGTTTAATAAAACAGTGTTGGCAGCAGTTATGCTAGTTGTAGCCAAATATCTTGTGGTGACCAAACTGCTGTTAACGTCATAGCCCCAGGCTATGAGTTGTTCTTCTAGATCAACAGCAGCTCCAATTTTATCCCAGCTCGCACCCTCGGGTCTGATTAATTCTCTTACAGCATTACCAGAAACGCTGTCAAATACATTTTGCAAAGCAAAGGTAACATGTTCGCCCGGATAATCATAGGCTGCACTATAGGCTATGCTGCCTATGCTGGTATAGGTCACTGTGGAAAATACACCTGATACTGCTACTTTAGTTTCGCTAGTACCAGTTTGTAGGTCTGCTGTACGGTCAAAGCTAAAACTAGGTGCCAGCAAAAATTCAGTCTGTGTAGGAAATGAAACTGTGGTGTCTATGACTATGCTGGTGCCAAAGCTGTTTAGGTTAGGGGCAGGATTGGTTCGAGCCGAAAATTCATTAAATAAAACCGTGCCAGTTGGATGCAGTTGTTTTAATATGTGATCGGCCCAGGTTTCTCGATCCTGACTGGTTTTTAAAAGGTAACTAAAATTCTGATAATACAGACTGTCTTGCAGTACCTGATTTTGGTCCAGCTGTCCAATAACATCCTTGTACACACCGTCTCGGGTCAGCAACGTGCTCATGCTACTAACCGTAACCACACTGGTGGTATTGTTGTCAAAATCATAGACTATGCCACGTATGGCTTCGCCACTGGTAAAAGTTCCTCGGGGTGTTATGCTGGGTTCTAGTATTAAATCATACACAGTTGAACCATTTTTTCCAACTACACGAACTACATCATTGATTACAGCACTGGCTGTGCTGGTCAGGCCTGTAACCCAGCTGTGTTTTAACTGTTCAGGATCACCAGAACTAGATTTTATTCTGAGACTTTTTTCCACATACCAGTTACCTGCACTGGTTTTAAACATCTGGTCTCGGGGATACGAAACTGCTATGTCGTCGTTAAAAAATGCTTTAAAAAAGAATCTAAAGCTTTTTTCGTTGCCTTTGTTTCTAAAACATTCTTTAAAGTATTTTACCAGTATGGTCTGATCAGCTGCGCTTTCATCGGGTAGATTGGCCACATAGGTATTGAGAAACTGTACGGCCAAACTAGACGCAGTGGTATCTATGTCACGATTTAACTCAATGTTCTGTATGCTGTGCTGCACACCCGAGCTGCTGTTGTCCAGGTATTCAAAATACTTGGTCATGAAGATCACATACAGTGGATAGTAATCACTGATGTATTCGGGTATCTGCTGACCCAGTATGTGGGTTAGTTTTCTATTTATTTCCATTAACTATTTACCGCTAATACGTTGATGGTTATGCCATTGGCTATGTTGCTGACTGTTTCAGCCACGGCATCATCTAAAAGGAAGAATTCGTTGTAGCCAGGAAATACTGCACTGACATTTTCCTGTACACCTGCGTAAATATAAAGTTGATTTACGGTGCCTATGTAACCAGCCAGTGTTAGAGCACTGTTACTGTTTATGGTAACCTTGCCAGTGGCATAGTCTACTGTTCCCAGATTGTTGTTGATGACAGCTCCAGTATTTAGATTGAAGGTTTTTAAGGTTCCTGTGCCCTCATAGTCTGGTGGATTTTCATCGGGCACATCACGTATCTGTGTTGGCACTATGACACCATCGGTGCTAAAATAAAAATGGCTGCTGCGAATTTCAGCTGGATGTAGTTTGCTAGGATATTGAATATTTTGCGCACCAGTAAAACGTACATTAGGCACCAGTGGCAGTCTGCGTACTAGATCGTATTTTACATTTACGTTTAGTATAGCATTGTCTATGTCCATGAGCTGTTCTTCTAGCTGGCTGCTGTAGAAGTTTGCATTAAAACGAGCCAGATTGGTGTTCATGAATTCTGTTACTACATCATTGATCAGAGTTTGAATCTGTGCAGCAGTTCTGGCAGTTTGTGCACTGCTGTAACGAACATCTATGGTAAAGTTAAAATAGGTTAAAGTTGGATCTACAAACTCATGTTGTGCAGTTACTACGCTGCGGGGTTTAAGTATTTCATCAACAATGAATTCTTTTTCAGTAGCAGTCAAAACATAACCAGTCTTGGGTTTTACACTAATAAAAGTTTTACCATACTGTGGAGGGTCGTTGTTTTCGCCGCCCCAGATGTTTACACTTTGTACACCGGGTAAATAATTGCTAATCAATGTAGCATAGTCTGTTTTGGTAACAGCTCGACCCTGAGCAGTATAATTGTTAAGACTACGGAATCTAATGCTGTCCAGAGTTTCACGTTCAGACCCACCAGCTGGTTTGCTTATGGTGGTAATGGTTCGATCATTGGCTGCTTCGCCAGCAATGGCATTCACACTCCAGCTCAGCGGAATGTTGTTGCTGACATTGGCCGCATCTCCATCGCTGATTAAATAACGAACTTTTACTATGTCGCCCTGTTTAAGTTTTCGACCCAGCACGTCATCGCCAAAATAAATTTCATACAGGCCTCGGGTATTTTCCTGCAGATAATACACTGTGCTGGTTGAATCAACGGCCGTGATGTCTGACACCGGAGTATATACGGCGTCAAACTGTCCAACGCCATTGTACTGCACCAGCACCTGCATAGTCTGAGTATCTATGTTGGCATTGCTTATTTCATAACGATCAGCTGGACTAGAATTAGCACCAACAGTAAAATATTGTTCAAGAATGCGGCCCTCGTATACTGTTACATTATTAAAAGTATAAGTACCGCTGACTGGTGTTGTACTATAACTGTCTATGTTGTAAAAATTAAAACCTGTACCGTCTATGATAGTGGTAAACAGTGTATAGGGTTCTAGAGTTAAAAAGTTTGGTGCGCTGGGTATGTTTGAAATTGCCAGGCTAATCTTGGCTGTTGCACTGCGACGGCTCTGAGGCAAATAATTAATCTGTTTGGCCAGGCTAACCACGCTGCTGCGTTTTAAAGCTGTGTCCAGGAACATTTCGTTGCTGACCATGTTGGCTAATACAGCATTATAGTGTGTATTATAGGCCAGTATGTCCAGTAATACATTAAGGTTAGATGCTTCAAAGTCATAGTCTGTAAACTGACTTTGACTTTTCAAATAGTTTTTTAAATTGTCTTTGATGGTATCAAAGTCTAGTTCGGTTACGCGGACGTTGTTGGCCATTATCGTACTCTGGTAAAGGTTGTTGTAAACTCAGCTATGTTCTGAGTATTTTTGTTTTTATAGATTATGGTAATATAAACCTCGTTGTCGTCAGTGTTGCTGGGACTAACCTCTACACTAAGTACTTCTACTCGGGGTTCATATCGGGTTATGGTATTATACAAGGTTCGTTCAGCCACGGCTATGGTAAAATCATCCAGCTGTTCAAACAATATGTTGATTAACTGACAGCCAAAGTCAGGTTCAAAAGGTTTATCATAGTTGCGACTCAGGATCAAATTACGCAATGCACCTCGTATGGCATTGTCATCGCTTTTACTGGCTACATCCCGTGTTTTAGGGTTGTAGGTAAACGCAGCGTCTAGATCTATGAATTGTCGGGTTGCTCTGGCCATAAGTTTATTTATCTGTTGTATCGATTATTTATCCAATTACAAAGGAGGATTTTCGTAACCTACATAAGTAATTGCCGTAGAAGTGCTTTGTATCTTTATGACAAAGGGATCACCAGTAAATGTACTAAAATCTATTTTTGCTGGTATGGTTAAATCTGCATCCCAGAATAGAGCGATCTGAGTGTTTGAAATAACCTTGACATAATATCTAGGTCGTGCCATTGGTGTCATATCCTGAATCAGTTAATATTACCTGATCACCATCACCATAGCCATGGCCGCCTGGAGCTGTTAATACTGGCACAGATTCTATACCTAACACCTCTTTAAGATCATCCAATGTAAAGTCTTCAACACCAAGATCTGGAAATGCCTGGGTAACTGCCCCCAGAGCAGCCCCAACTACTCCGCCACCACTGGTTGGAATGATTCTACCAACATCAGTAACCCGGGTTGATACTATGTCTCGAATTTTTTCGTTTACTAGATCAGTAACATCCTGGCCACCAATGATCAGAGGATCTGTTATCTGAGGAATTTCTACACCTAGTTTATCCAGAACATCACCCACTGTTGGTAATGTTGGTAGTTTACCAATGCCTAGGCTTTGAGTAATCTCACCAAACGACCCCAGCATTGAACCCGCCATGGACAACATGTCCAAGGCACCTATGGGAGCACCTATGTTAACATTGGGACTGCCCATGGCAATTAAACTACCACAATTAATGCTGTCGCCAATGCGAGCCGCTGGACGTCCATTAATATACACGTTGGCCGCACCCGAATCTACTAGACCCGGATGACAACTACTTTTGCAACAGTGTACCATCCAGCCGTCATTCTGTCTATGTGCCCCCAGGCCATTAATTTTAACATTGGTGCTAAAAGTAACCCCCAGCCTTGGCGGCCAACAACCATGTCCGGTGCAAAAACAACCTATGAAAGAAGCAGCTGGCATTATTCTACAGATCCTGGTGGTAAAGGCAATGGTGTATCAAACAGACTGTTATCACCACCATCTAGAGTTCCTCGTTTAATTAAACCAATTAAAAGATTGCGTTTACGATTCCAATCATTAAATACAAGTTGTGTAAGATTAAAAGTACCTACACTGCTTTGTACTGTTACTACTATGGTTGTGGTAGTACGTCTATCAGCCTCGTAGCTAAATAGTTTGTAATACGAGTCGGGCAGTCTGGTATGACTTTTAACCGAATATTCAGTAGCATCTTCCGTGGATATTCTATACTTCCATTCATCATCATCAAAGATGCCTCTGTGCCAACCACTAATTCTAATAGTTGCACCCTGACCTAAAAACGTGCCAGTGGTCTGATTGGTTGGATTATTGTTACCAACAACAATTAATAATTTACTGGTGTCAGCTACATATACTGTTACTGAGCTTACAGTTACTGTAATGGCTGTTAAAAATACTGCATCCGTGTAAAACGTATGAATACTGCTAAACGGTACATATTCATAGGTCGATGGCAACGTGGTTGGTAATAATACTGCCATGTTATGCCTGAGTCATGTCTACTAGATAGTTGGCTACAACCTCACCGTTTACCGTGGTAATGACTTTGTCTTCGGCTGCGATATCACGATTGCCTTCTTGTTTATGTACTATGCTAATCCAAGGTGTACCAGAACCAATGGTGCTGTATTCTAGTTTAATCTGGTCATAGGGAACATTATCCTTGACCCATTGTGCTATGCTAAAATATTCGGATGCATCAGCACCTTTGAACTGAACATTTGCTGCCTGACCCAGATTAAATGGTGTTGCGGTATTAAGTTGTTCCTGTACTGCATCCAGTGCTGTACTGCCCAATTCTTTTGTAATGCCCGCAAACATCTTACTGAGTGGACTGTCTGGATCAGAATCTAATAATTGCCCCGCCACAGGTTTAAATGCATCGCTAATTTCCATGTTAGGGTATCGATCTCGGAGCGGATCCAGAGCATTTACTGCCAGTGATTTTAAATTAGTTGCAATTTCATCTATGCCCAGATTGCCCTGAGGACTAAGGAAATTCTGCAATCCAACTTCTTTGACTCGGCTAGACAAATCTCCTACATTAAAATGCTTGCTTAGCTGTGCAACTGCTGGTATGTCAGTCCAGCTAGAAAATTCATTTACAACTGCAGTGCTGCCCAGTATCTGTTTGGGTATATTTAAATCAAAGTTGGCAATGTTGCCATCTGTAAAGGATTTTATTAAATTCTTACCTTGGTCAATTAAATTGCCAGGTAACAGATCTCCTAGACTTCCACCAGTGCCAAATATATTGCCAAATCCTGATCCTGTACCTGATGCAACAAATCCTGACCCACCCAGTAATACAGCACCACCACCCAGACTGTTTTCGCCAGCTGCACTAGGCAACTTGCCCAGGAATCCTAGAATTCCACTACCACCGCTACCACCAGAATTACCAAATATACCGGACAGTCCCTTGCCTATGGCATTTTGTGGATTGGCAGTCTTGGTAGGGAATGGAACCAATCCAGTTTGATCAAACGCACTGGTTGTATTGCCATAGATGTCACTCAGTGCGCCATCATCTAGTAGGGTTGCAGTAGCAGCAAATGGATTGGCTGTGCCAGAATTTAAATTAATGTCGCTGGCATCCATGTCCAGATCACCACTAACTCTGTGTTGTTCACTACCACTAACTCTATAGTTTAGATCGCCACCCACACTGTTGTTAAAATAATTGCCAGTTGTAATGTTTAGATCCTGCTGAGCTTCTATGTTGATGTTCTTGGCCTTGATGTTAAAGGTTCCAGATACATTTAGGTCGGCATCATTTTTAATATTAATAGTAGTTTTGCCCAGCACTTCAACATCCAGGGCGTTTTTAACCAATAAAGTTTTAGCGCCATCTACGGTTATGTCGTGATTGCCCATGATGTACATGCGATTGTTGCGATTGTATATTTCGTAGTTTTCGCCCTTGACCTTGTAGCTCACACTGCCTTCGCGATCAATTTCAACAAAGGTTCCGGTTTTGTGATAGATGTGTATGCGTTCAGCATTGGGAGTATCATCCAGCTCAATGACATGGCCGCTTTCGGTTTCTTTAACATGGTTGTAGGGATACTTGGCATTAAAAGCACTTTCGGGTTCGTTCCAAGTACCTGAGCTGGCACCATTAGCCGTAGGTATGCTTTCACTTCGATTAGTGTCTTTTTCTTTTAACAGTGTAGTTTGTAAACTATCATTGTTGGTGGCCAACTTGTTGGTGTCGGCTCGAGCAGTATAATCGCACTTGGGATACACACTGTTGGGATCTCCAAAAGCATCGGGTTGCCCTAGTTTAACATTGTTTAAAGCGCCAGCCCAGTTTATTACATTATCAAAGATGTTTTTATTACTTTTAATACTGACACCAGCTGTATTAGTTCCAGCCGGCAGTGTGGCACTGGCATTTATGGCCCTGGCTCCTGCTTCCCACCAGGACGATGCCTTGGTTCCATTACTATCAGCACCATTAACACCATTTTTTAAATCGCGAGCACCTGTCCAGCCCAGCAGATGAGCTGAGCCTAAATATCCGGCCACCTGATCTGCAGACATCTGAGTGTCTATAATACCTTTGCTTCTTAGTATGCTATAGTTACTGGCCGTAATATCATACATGGCCGTTTCTTGTACGTTGTTTTTATTCTGTTTAAATTCTTCCAGACTGAATACACCATTTTTACCAGTCCAGTTACGACTATCTGCCAGTTCTTCGTTGGTTAATCTACGAACAGGTACGGGATTTTTTAAATATCCCGTGGTCTGCAGAGCCTCGGCTCCTACCTGGTATTTACCAACAAATCCAGATCCTGAGATCTGAGTGCCATAATTTTGTGTGGTGCCCGTACTGGAACTTTCTCTAAAGGCTATGGCATCCATGTAGGCCTGAATCTGAGCCTGATTCAACGGAGGCAGAGTTGAGCCTATGCTGTTGGAGCTGGTAGCTGCATTATCCACGGGTTGTGGATTTTCTGGCAGGGCAACACCATTGGGATTAAGTACTATTCTGTTGTTAACATCGCGTTGCGAATTTGTAGCATTAGACTCAGCCTTGGCCTGGGCTACACAGGCATTGCTGGTGTTGGGAATACCGCCAATGGTTCCCATGATTATGGGTTGTTGGCATTCGGCACCGTCAGCAAAGAAACCTACTACCCAGGTGCCTTCGAGCGGTCCTAGCGGAGTAGTACCTTTGCCACTGATAGCAGCACTAAGTATGGGCTGCATGGGCATGCTCCAGGGTAAAGCATTGGTAGGCAATTCGTTTTTATTGTCGGTATGATAACCAGTTATGCGTACTCTAACACGACCTAGTTTAAGAGGATCCATGCGATCTTCGACCACACCTACCCACCACCAAAACCCGTCGCGTGCAAATAAATTATCTATGCTAGTTGTCATATCGATGAATTCCCATTGAAACTGTCTTTGACTAATTCTAAAACCATGCCGTGTCTTTGCAAATCTACCTTGTGTCTGATGGCTGTAACCAAATAATTACCTGTTAGTATTCTATCATAATTAAGTTTGTTTTTATCAGATGCATCCAGAGGAGTTGCTATGGGGTAGATAAATTTAACCACACTGCCAACCTCCATGTCGGTTCGCCCCGGAACCGTAATTTCAATTTTAAAGTTGTTCAATTCGTTCAGGGTGCTGGTTCTGCGAGGAACTATGTCCGCGGCCTTATCTGCTACGTTGTTTCTATATCCAGTATATAAACCAAAATGCTGCATGGCAACCTTTTGATGCCCAGCAGCGGTTCTTAATGAACCTATGCCTCCGGTGCTGAATGGTGGCACTGGTGTTGGTTCCATGTGATGATAACCACCCCAGTTGTTTACATGGTCATAGTCATAGATTTCATATTTTTTAGTAACCACATCCAGAGTAAACAATCTGTTGGCCAAGTATCCATTCATGCTATTCTTTAGTATGTTGATATTTTCTATGATTTTAAAATCACTTACAGTCTTGTACTGGCGATCTATGTTGCTAACATACAGTGAATCATCGGTATTGGCATGACCCAGTGGAGCATACACATAGGTCTGTGCAACAGTCTTGGAATCATTATAGGTTTTATAAATCTGTTCAACGTTGGTAAAGTAAAAATTTTTATTGCTTTCAAAAAACAAATAACCTGGGTTGTTGTAACCAGCTCCTATGGCCTTGCTGGCTAACCAGTTTAAACACTTGAGTGGGCGCCAACCCGGGCTGGTAAATTTTACCTGATTTTGAGTTTCACCTAGTATGACCAAAGTACTAAATTTACTTTCACCAGTGCGGCTAACAGCTACATAGTCTTCGAATATTTTTTTAACTACAGCATCAACCTTGCCTTCGAAGGTTCTATACACAGGACTAAGAGCATCTACTATAATTTCGGGACTGCAAAAATGCATGATATAGCTTTGTTTGGCCGTATCATTGGTAAAGATTTTATCTGTAATACTATAAACCTTAAAGGTTTTGTAGATGGCAGCGCCTTCCATGCTAGGGGTGAAAAATTTAATGCGTACGTATTCATCACCTATGATGCCATGTCGTTGAGTAAGATTGGCATTGTCAATGATTAATAGGTTGCCGGCCAGACCGGTACGAAACATGTCCTCGTAGAGGTTTAATTCACTAACATAAAGTCTAATATCAATTTCAGCACCAGTTGCTGTAATCAATGTAACTTCATGTAGGTCTACATCGCCGGCTGCACTAACGCCGGTGCTTAAATCAGTCTGAGACATTATTTAATATTCCTATGAAACTTTCAATAAATCTGGGAACGTATTGTGGTTTAATTACTCTAATGGTTCTGCGAGTTTCGTTAATGGCTTCTTCGTACTCGGTATTAGTAACTCTGGTTACAGTTGAACTATAACTAAAATTATCTATCATGGTTTTACCAACCACGGCTACAGTAACTGCTGCACCTGATACTGTGATGCTGGTGTTACTGTTTACGGCTACAACTGTATAGGCTGTGGTAGTTGTTCCAAAACGAACTGCAAAAGCCGTACTTAATACTTCGGTCGTAAATGCTGTGCCAGTTCCTACGACAGCTATGCTGCTGCCTGCACTGGTTGTAGCTACATCTACAGTACCTGTAAATGCCTTGTAATATACAGTATCACCAGAACTATTTTCATAGTGATGTGCAGCATTTACATTGGCTGCGCCGTATTTGTCTCGAATATAATTAGTTAGTGAATTCTGTGTCTGAGCCCAGTCAAAGCGGGGATCTATGGTTTCGTTCGTAATCAATATGACCCAGTGTAGATTTGGATCGCCATAGAGTTTATGAGCCAGGATTTCTGGTGTATCTCCATCGGCTAGCTGATATTCATAATAGGCACTACTGCCTAAAATGCTGTTGGCGTCGGCCTTGACTCTGCGAAAAAAGTCGGTCATGACGAAACTACTGATGCCATCGTCTAGGCTATAGTTAATCAAAGGAAAATTTTCAAAATACTTGCTCATGTTAGAATCCTTCCTTGTCTATGCGTTCTTTGGTCAGACGTTCTAGTTCTCTAAACTCTAGACTAAGATTAATTTCTGTTGGCATACCATCGCCAAAGGTATTCCAGGTCTGACCACCATAGTCTACACTCATGCGTTCCAGCACACAGGTACTGATTCTGTGTAGATTGGTATTTTCATAGCCCTGATAATAATAGGCTATGTCAAAGGTGCTGGGATAGACATAGAACAGTTTGCCTGAACTTACTTCTGGGTGCATGTGAAACTTAAATTTCTTAATGATGTTTCTAACAGCCTGAGCTTCGCTTTCACTGCGGGGATAAAATTTATAATCAAATCGGAATGTACGATTTTCTACATTGCGGAAAACCTGTTCTCTAAAAGGATTAGGTGCCAGTCCAGATCCAAATTGCAGTGCATCGCTGAGTGCAAAATCCGCCCCCAGTATGTTGGCTATGCCCTGTGGAAGTTTTGCGGCCTGTAAAGCTAAAATTCTGGTCAAATCATTGCGGCGTTCACCCTGTAATTGATCTGAAAAACTGCCCGTGGATAGTGCACCTATGAGTGTGCCTAGATCCTTGCCGTCATAGTCCACACCATACTTGACGCTGGGTTTTTCGTTGATTGCCAGCATGATGGCATCACTGATGCGAAATGACCGATCGGGTGTAAACAAACCCAGACTTTCGTTGACCAACTGACCTAGTTCAGCACCTACATAAGCACCACCGCCAAAGGCAGCAACCACAGTTCCCAGCTGTATGGCCTTGCCACCTACGCTGGTTTTGCCAAAGTTTTTTAGTAATAAATTTGCCAGACTTGCTGCACCAACTGCACCAACTCCTCCAGCTGACAGGGTTACTGCAGCACCAGCTACATCTTTACCTGACAATGATGTTCCAACTGATTTTATAGCTACTCGTTTACTGGCATCACCCTTGTACTTACTTTTTTCTCGTACATTAATAAAAAATACCATGTAGTGTGGAAGATCTGGTTCGGCTCCGGTTTTTTCGGGATAGCGATGCATGCTAACCGAATAGGTCAATCCTCCCGCTTTACCTGTGTCTGGGCCAAAATATTCGGGCTGAAGCTGGCGCGCAGTCTTCTGAGCAACACCTCCCGGGCTAACAGCTTTTTTTAGAGTATTTCCTGCTGCTTGTCCACCGGTTTTTAAAATCGATGGAATTGGGTCTGTTGGCCTAAAAATAGATGGATTTGGATTGTTGTCGAATAAGCCCATGCTGGTCCTATAAATAAGTAATTAATGTTAATAAGTTATTTATCATGTACAGTAACAACGTTTATAAAGGTCGTTACCGAGTTATCAATTATAACAAGTATACCGGTAATCCCAACAATGTAATCTATCGCAGTTTCTGGGAGTTTAAATTCATGAAATACTGTGATAACAATCCCAATGTGTTAGAATGGGGTAGCGAGGAAATCGTCATACCTTATTTATCACCGGTTGATGGAAAAGTACACAGATACTTTGTGGATTTTTACATGAAGGTTCGAGACAGTGCTGGTCGAATAACCCGGTATCTCATAGAGATTAAACCAGCAAAATTTACTAAACCACCAGAAACACCAAAACGACGAACCCGACAATTTGTTCAGGAAGTATTTGCCTATGGAGTAAATCAGGCCAAATGGAAAAGTGCCCGAGATTTTTGTGAAAATCGGGGCTGGAAATTTGAAATACTTACCGAAAAAGAACTAGGATTAGATAAATAAACAATGGCTACACCATTCCAAGCACTCAGGGTAGACGATGCCAGCAAGCGCAAGAGCATGCAATGGTATCAGCAACAGATTAAAAATCTGCAGGATCTACAAAATAAAACAGCTCGGGCCATACGCCAGGGTGATCCTAGCATAGTGCCCGGTGGATTGTATCTGTTTAGATATGACCCTAAACACAAGGATACATTGCCCTATTATGATACCATGCCCTTGGTGCTGCCCTTTGCCTGGGCGCCAGGAGGATTTTTAGGTATTAATTTACATTATTTACCCTATGGCATGCGATTTAAGCTCATGAGTGCGTTACTAGAACTGGTCACTGATGTTACTGACCCTAAAAGCCGAGCTCGAGTAAGCTGGCAAATTTTAAACAATGCCAGTAGATATCCTGGTGTTGGAGCCTGTGTTAAACACTATCTGGGAACACAGATTCGCAGTAAATTTTTAAACATACCCAATGATCAATGGGTGGCTGCAAGCATGATGCCGTTAGAACAATTCAAAGGCTCTAGCAAAGAACATGTATTTGCACAAAGTAGGAGCATGGCCTAATGGCTAACGAAATAGACGTAAGCACCAAGACTAAACGCGTAAGTGGTGCAGCTAGTTTTACCCTTAATAACTTTCTAGCCGAAGTTAGACAATCTGGTCTGGCCAGACCCACCCGATTTGAAATTCTCATACAACCACCAACTGCTTTAACTGGGGCTCAGCAGGTTAGTTTATTGGCTGATGCAACATTCTTACCTGGCCGCAGAGTCATAACTGGTCGCCAGCAATTATTTGGGCCACCTGAATATTTTCCTGTAGGTGTAGATTACGGTGGCGATAATCTAAGCATAACATTTCTCGTAGACAGGGAAATGAATACAAAATTATTTTTTGATGGTTGGTTGGATACAATTTCCACTCCAACGCAAAGTCAAAACCCAGCCTGGTTTACTACTAATTATAGATCTAACTACATAGGCAGTATTATCATAAATCAACTGGATGAAAGCGATACAGTTGTGTATAGTGTTACGGTCTATGATGCATTTCCCATAGCTGTCAATCCCATGCAGGTAGATAATAATTTAACCAATACTGTGCATAAGTTAAATGTAACTTTTAACTACAGATACTGGGATTTAAACACCATAGCACCCAATACCAAAGCCAATAGTTCTATCTGGAATGATATATTTGGTATATTTGGAAAATCATCAACAAATCCAGCTATACCAACTTTGCCAGTACGTGATACCAATACCAATCAGAGTCAATTTGCTCTGACGCCACAGCAACAGGCTCAGAACATATTACAACCAGGTACAAGTAAACCTGGTGGTGAGTACTTTTTAATTAAATAATAGTAGGAGTAAATTATGTCTTTGCCTCGCATTGATGTGCCGTCGTATATCTGTATTCTGCCCAGCACGGGTCAGCAATTACAGTTTAGACCTTTTTTAGTAAAAGAACAAAAACAATTGCTTATTGCCCTGGGTGGTGATGAACATCAGCAAATGCAGACAGTTAAACATGTTGTTGCTGTTTGTTTTGCCGATAATGATTTAAATGTTGAACAGTTATCAGCCTATGACATAGAATATTTGTTTATGCAGCTTAGAATTCGCAGCGTCGGTGAAACTGTTGATTTAGTGCTAACCTGTGCAGAGTGTGGTAATAAACAGGATTCGGTTTTAGATTTGCAGACTGTTAAGGTTAATAAACCCAAGAATCACGTACATGATCTGGAGTTAGCACAGGATTTAGTAATAAAACTGCGAGATCCTAACATGCACGAGGTAGCAGCTATTAAACAGGCTACTACTGTAGATGATATTATTGTAATTATAGCTAGTTGTATTACAGGTATTTGGAAAAATGATGAATTATTTGATGTCAGAGATTATAGTCTACAACAATTGGTTGAGTTTGTAGAAAATCTTAGTCCTGCACACTTGGAAAAATTTAATGAATTTTTTAAAACATTGCCTAGCCTTACACATACATTGGATTATACCTGTACAAAATGTGAAGCTAACAATACCGCAGTCCTGGAGGGACTGCAGAGTTTTTTCGTCTGATTCTTTCACACGAGACACTCATGAACTATTATCAGACCAATTTTAGTCTCATGCAGTTTCATCAATATAGTCTAACCGAGTTAGACAATATGTTACCGTGGGAAAGAGAAATTTATGTTATGCTTTTGGTCAATTATTTAAAAGAAGAAAATTTAAAACTTCAACAACAGAAAGCACAAGGAACGTAAAAATGGCAGAACATAAAAAAGGTGTAAGTGATAACGCTTACCAGCATTTACAAGAAGCAGATACCAATGG